TCACCGTCACTGGCGAGTCGGCGTGCGCCAGCCCGGAGAACTTCGACGCTGAACTGGGCCGAAAGATCGCTCGGCAGAACGCCGTGGCGAAGGTCTGGCCACTGATGGGCTACGAGCTCAAGTGCCGCCTTGGCCAGTGATGGCCGGCGCGTCACCCCTGTAGGGCTTCGCCTTTCCCCTTCTCGTTTCCACACTCACGCCCAAGCCAACGCGCACTCGTGCGCTGCGGCGACGTGCGGAGCAATCCGCGTGCTGATGACCCATAGCGGCCACGGCGATATGTGGCGGGACAGGCATGAATACCGATCAGGAAAACGAGTTCATCGAGTCGCTTGACGGCGAGATTTCCCCCGAGCAACTAGACCAGCTCCTTGGGCTGGGACAGGGCGATACCGGCGCATTGTCGTCGGAGCAGGCAGCACAGCCCGAGGCTGCCCAGGCGCATGGTGGAAAAGAGGCCGAGAGCGCGAACAGTGAGGATGCCGGCGCAGGCAAACAGCAGGGCCAGGAGCCTGAGCTGAATGCCGATAACGCCGTAGTCCTGACCAAGGACGGCAAGCACACCATCGACTACCAAGTGCTGGTCGATGAGCGCAAGGGGCGCCAGGTAGAGCGCCAGGAGAAAGAGCACTGGAAGTCTGAGGCAGAGGCCAAGGATGCCCGCATTGCTGAACTGGAAGCCCAGGCAGCAGCGCGAGCACAGGCCGGGGAAGCGCCAACGATGCAGGACAACCAACTGGCAGTGGCTCAAGCGGCCATCGACCAGGGCATTGATCCGAGCATCTTCGGCGATTTCAGCGAGGAAGCACTGGCCAAGGGCATTCAGACGCTAGTGGCGCAGCAAGTTGCTGCTCAGGTGCAGGAGCAAGTCGGCAAGGCGCTGGAGCCAATCCAGGCCAAGCAGGCGAGCGAAGCCACCAACAAGCACTATGCCGCCATCTACGAGGCGCATCCCGACGCCGACTCCATTGCTGAGAGCAAGGAGCTGGCCGACTGGATCAACTCGCAACCCTCCTACGCGCGTGATGCCTACGCCGCCGTGCTTTCGCAGGGCAGCACTGGGCAGGTGATCGAACTGTTCGACGCCTTCAAGCAGGCCACAGGTGCAACTCAACCGGGCACACCGGCTGCGGCCGATGTGAAAACCAAAGCACAGCAGGCCGCCGCACAAGCGACCGCGCCGGTTCCGAACAGCCTAACCGACATTGCCGGTGGCCGTTCGACTGGAGTGGGTCGAGATGAAGCGCTGGCCCACATGGAAGGCTTCGAGCTCCTGCAGAACATGGATTCCATGTCCCGCGAGCAGATGGAAGCCTGGCTAAACAACCTCTAAGGAGAGCACGAGCATGCCTACCGCTCAGAACTCGCATGCCGCCTATGGCGACAAGAAAAACATGATGCAGCAGGCCGTAGGTCTGTTCGCCACTCACCTCAAGCGCAACAACAAGCTGTCGCGTCTGATCGGCTCCATGCCCAAGGGCGAGGCCGGCGCCGTGGCCACCATCAAGAAGCAGACCAGCAAGCACCTGCCGATTGTCCGCTGCATGGACCTGGGCAAGGGCATGGGTGATGAAGTCACCTTCAACCTGGTCAACCCCTTCGGCGCCATCCCGATCATGGGCAGCGAGTACGCCGAGGGCCGTGGCACCGGCATGAGCATCGAGGAAGACCGCCTGCGCGTGAACCAGGCCCGTATCCCGGTCAAGCTGTCGGACACCATGACCGACATTCGCTCGCCGGTGGACTTCCGCAAGCTGGGCCGCCCGGTTGCACAGGCGACTATGGACCGCTACCTGGATCAGAGCCTGATCATCCATGCGGCCGGCGCTCGCGGCAACGTGATGAACCAGACCTGGAGCGTGCCGCTCGACACCGATCCGAAGTTCGCGGCCGTGATGGTCAACCGCGTCAAGGCGCCGACCAAAAACCGCCACTTCATGGTGGACGGCTCTGGCGTGACCAGCTTCAAGGCTGTTGCGGGCGAGATGGATATTGCCAGCACCGACGTGCTGAAAATGAGCGTGGTCGATTCCCTGCGCGCAGTGATGGACGAGATGGTCATGCCGCCGCCGCCCGTCCAGTTCGAGGGCGACGAGGCTGCCGAGGACGACCCGATCCGTGTGCTGCTGGTGACGCCGCTGCAGTACAACCAGTTCGCTGCCGATCCGGCGTTCCGTTCCATGCAGGCCGCCGCCCTGGCGCGCGCCGCCAACGCCAAGGGGCACCCGATCTTCAAGGGTGAAGTCGGCCTGTGGAACAACTTCCTGATCATCAAGCAGAACATCCCGATCCGCTTCTTCGCCGGCAACACCGTGCGCTACTGCGCCGACTTCGCCAGCGAAACCGAGAGCACCTGCGTTGTGCCGGCCAGCTTCGGCACTCAGTACGCGGTGGATCGCGCGATCCTGCTCGGCGGCCAGGCCGTTGCCCAGGCGCTCGGCCGCTCCGACAAGTCCGGCGTGCCGTTCTTCTGGAGCGAGAAGGAGATGGATCACGGCGACAAGGTGGAGCTGCTGATCGGCGCCATCCTCGGCACCTCCAAGATTCGTTTCGCGGTCAACACCGGCGAGCGCGTCGAGTTCACCGACTACGGTGCCTCGGTGCTCGACACCGTGGTGCCGCTGAATCAGGTCGGCTAACCCACCCTGACGCGATGGGCGGCTAACCCCGCCCATTCCTTCACTCAGACGAGGCTCCTTTTATGGCTACCGTATCCCTGAAAAGCGCGCTCAAGCGCCAGTTCGGCAACAACCCCTACGGCAATCTGTCCGTGCTGTCCTTCGCCCTGGCCACCCTGGCAAGCGGCGCCGCCGCCGATTCCGACTCGACTGCCGCGATTGCAGCCGGTGACGTGATCGACCTCGGCCCGCTGCCGGAAGGTCTGCGCCTGGATGACGCACAGATCATTGTCACCACCGGCATGACCGCCACCATCACCGGCTCGCTCGGCTTCAAGTACGAAGACGGCACCGACTCGACCGAGGCGCCGCAGGACGCGGCCTACTTCGGCTCTGGCATCGACCTGGCTGCTGCCGGCCGCAAGCGTGCCACCGGCACCAAGCTGCTGACCCTGGCCAAGCCGGCACGCCTGATCCTGACCACTGCCGTGGCGGCCAATGCCAAGGCCAGTGACATCAAGGTGCTGGTGTACGGCGAGCAAGTCGGCGCTCGCTAAGCCCTGATAGAGCCGGCCCTTCGCCGGCTCTTTCTCATCCCGCAGGAGTAGGACTCCCCATGAAGATCACCGCCATTGCCGCCATTGCTCACGCGATCAACGCGGCCTATTGCGCCTCGCAAGGCGACCTTTCCCAGCCGACTTGGGCCGATGCGCCTGAGTGGCAACAGCAGTCGGCAATTGCCGGCGTAGAGATGCACCTGGCCAACCCGGACGCCACCCCCGAGCAGTCGCATGAAAGCTGGCTGGCACAGAAAGTCGCCGACGGCTGGGTGTACGGCGAGGTGAAGGACGAGGTAGCCAAGACTCACCATTGCTGCCTGCCATACGACCAGCTGCCGCCAGAGCAGAAGGCCAAGGATCACATCTTTCACCTCGCGGTGAAGGTAGCGAACGATGGTCCGTTCAGAGCGTGGGAAATCGTCAAGAACGCTGTGGTCGATGCGATGGTCGGAGAGGAGTACGAACATCGCTATTTGCTCCAGGCGGTCCTCAAGGCGCTGCTTAAACCCTCCCACCATCAGTGGCACGATCGGCTTAATCACGCCTCGTTGCAGGAGGCTGGAGCCATGCTTCCTGCCAAGATGCACCGTTTTCGCCACAACGATCTGGCGCATCTGGCCACTCAAGTGCTGCCTCAATCTGGACTCATCATCAGTGAAGGGGTCTTCAGCATGGATGGGGATCAGGCGCCCTGCGCCGAGTTGTTGGCTCTGGCCGAGCGAAGCGGCAACTGGCTGATGCTCGATGATGCCCACGGCTTTGGGGTGCACGGCCAGGGCGGGCGCGGTACCCTGGCGGCGCAGGGGGTGGCACCAGCCCGAGTGCCGATCCTGGTGGGCACCTTCGGCAAGGCATTTGGTACGGCGGGGGCTTTCGTCGCCGGCTCCCGGGAGCTGGTGAGTTACCTGACCAATTTTGCCCGCGACTATGTCTACAGCACCCATAT